TCGCGGCTGGCCATGTCGTACAGGTCAGACTTGCTCATGCGCAGCAGTTCGCTGGCGCTGTGGTTGCCGCTGCGGGTCATCGACTCAATGGCAATGTCACGCAGGCTCATGCCCTGGAACTCGCGGGCGCCGTCGGTGGGGTTCTCCACGGTAACACCAGCGCGCATCAGCAGACCGTCCACGGCGGCAGCGCGTACTTTGTCGCCCTCGTCCTGGGTTACATGGACGCCGCTGGGCTGCCCGCGCTTGATCATCTGGTCAA